CTAGACTTAATAGTTTCTTCGAAACTCTCATTCAATGTAAAATTAACATAGAACTCCATAGAAGTAAGATAGGTATTAATCAACTTATTCATAATGGGCAAATATTGCTTGATAATCTTGGTCTTGATGCCAGTATCTTGAAGCATGTTTCTTATAGCCTCGCAATATATAACCTCTTCTTTTAATTTTCCCTTTTCCTCTTTTATACCAACTAATTGGCCTTTAAGTTCTTCTAACTTATCAAAATCAGATTTTACCACATCACTGGATTGTAATTGTTCTATTTCAGATTCTAGTGTTGCATTAAATTTTTCTAGTTGAGTGATAGAACTATTTTCTTTTGCAAGGTATACTTCATTTTCTCGTATTTTATCTGCGATAGCATTTATATCTCCCTTTCTACTAAAAATTTCATCTAGAGTTTGTTCTAGTTCTGTCAATGCAGATGCAAATTTGTCTACCTCTTTCTGCTTTGTACTGATCATGTCTTTCTTGAATTTTTCATCAATGTGTTGTTCGCATGTGGGACAATCATCTTCTTTCTCAAAAAATTCTACCATGCGGGAATTGTTATTTCTCTTCTCAACCAAAGTACTTCGTATATCTTTTAACTTGTTCTGCTTCTCATCTACGTCATCAGAGTCTTTAATTTGGTATAGCAATTCCTTATTATTTTGTTGATGAAAATCGATATCCAATTTCATCTTGAAGATTTCTTCCTCATTACCATCAACAAGAGTAGTCTTTTCTGCTATCAGTTTATCCTTATTTCTTTTTATCTCGTCAATGTAATTTTCCTGTAGTTCAATCTTTTCATTGGTTAGTTCATAATTATATTCAACATCTCTAGCCTGATCGTCTATTCCCTTTAATTTTTGTTTAAGCAACATATTCATCAACGAGAAAATCTGAATGTCCAGAATCTCCTCAACTACTTCCCTACGGTGTCGAGCTTTCAGTTGCATAAATGGAATGAATGTAGATGATCCTAAAATCACTACTTGTGTAAAACTTCGCCAATTCAATTTCAGAATTTGCTGTTCAAGATACTTTTGATAATCTCTTACATTTGCGTCCTGATTATACATATTGCCGTTGATGTATATTTCAAAAATATTTGGTTTAATTCCCCGAATTACCTTCAACTTCTTGGAACCAATTTCAAACTCAACCTCAACAACGCAATTACTATTATTGACAGAATTGAGCAGTTGTGGTTTATTGATACCCCGAAATGGCTTACCGAATAAACCAAAACATAGGGCATCAAGAACAGTAGACTTGCCTGCCCCATTCTCTCCTATGATAAGAGTTGTAGGGTTTCTATCTAATTCAATTTCTATGAAGTTATTTCCAGTAGAGAGAAAATTCTTCCATCTTACATATTTAAAAGTTATCAAAGTTCTAAGTCCTGAGCCTCGTTATATAATATTCTCATAGTATTCTTTAATCTATTTTTATCAAGAGTCACATTCAACTCATCAACATATCTGTCCAAAAGTGTTAAAGTATCCTCAGTATTTTCTACAATATCATCAGATACATTGCTTGCATCTAGTTCAGAAAAATCCTCAATGATCTTGACTTCATATGCATCGGCTCTCAAAAGTCTATCGGTAAATTGGTCAAACCCATAAAGGTCTTTTTTATTTACCACAATCAATTTTACATAACACTCTTTATATTGACTTACATCTTCATTGGTATAATCAACCGTGCTGTCATCATAAAATATCTTTTTAAATAATTTATATGGATTAACAATACGTTCTAGTTCTCTTGTCTCCGTATCAAAAATATGAAACCCCTTCGGATCATCATAATCATTCCACATAATCTCATAGGGTGTTCCCAGATAGTAGATTTGACCATCATCAGACTTATGATGATAATGCCCACTAAAGACAGTATCAAATTTACGAAACAATTCCTTATCATATGAACCTTGAGCAAATTGCCCTCTATGCATTTCAAAGCCGTTAATCTCCAGATGTCCCATTACAATATCTGCTCTGGCTTCTTTAAGATTTTTCAAAGTAACATTGTAATTATTTGAATTAATCCATGGCACAAATAGAATAGGTAAATCATCAAATTTTACAACCGCCGGGTCTTTATACACTTTAATTCTGGGATATTTTATTAATTCCTCTAAAGAATTCACCTCGCTTGTATTTTTATAATAGGTGTCATGATTGCCTACAAGTAAATGTAAATTTATTTTCCTTTTATGAAATTCTGAAAGGAATTTAGTTCTAAAATCATGAGCAATTTTATAACTGATAAATTTACGACGATCCATAACATCGCCCATATGAACACAAGTATCTATTCCTCTCTCTTCTAAAGTGGGAAAAAATATGTTGTCATAAAATTTATAGAAATAATTGTTGAAATTTTGATTATCGTTTCGAGCACCAAAATGTGTATCGGTTATGATAGCTAATTTCAATCCTTTGTCTCCATGAAATCTTCTAATCCATTATTTTTTTCTACTACAGACTTCTTTGGCTTATACACATCTTCATCTGGTAGCATTAAATTAGGATCAAAACCTCGTACATGATAGGATGTATCATCGCCATCCATCGTGCCAAATGTTTCATAAGTGCTTTTTTCAATCATTTTGTTTTTGACATGAGTTTGCTTTTTTTCTTTTTGAATTCTTCGAATGAAAGCGTAGTAAATAATTTGTGTGAAGTATGCAAAAGGATTTTTCGATTTTTCTGCATTGAAGTTTGCAACATATTGAAGACAGTTCTCAATGCCATCGGAAATCATCTCATCTCTATAAGTATAGTTAATAAAATTTGGTCTATACGAAAGGTGAGTTGCTATTTTTAAAAAGCAATCACCAATATAGTTAGTAACAGGTGGTTGAACTTTTCCCTCTTTTTCTGCAATAACACAAAGTTCTTTCCACTCAATCATAGCTTGTAATAATTTTTTATTGTCAACATAATGTATTCTTTTAGCCTTGGCCATTGGTGCTCCTTATAATAACGAATTCATATATCATACCTCATGTAATAATAAATGTCAAGGGACTTGACAAAACAAAAAAAACATGTATAATAGATATGTCGATTTTTAATGAATTGAGTCTGACTCAGTATCCAATTCTTCTAATAATTCATCATATATTTCTTCTTCATCGGGTAAAGGTGCATCTACATTTTCATTAATCTTTTTTAATACATATTCATAATATCTTGATAGGCCGGGCCCTACATCAGTTAACAAAATAACACTACCAACTGGAATATCAAAAGAATTTGATTCGGCATATGGATGCACCCAATGGCTTAAATTTAGAGATTCAGCAATACCGCCATCCACCACCTTTGGCACTATTTGCATTTTTAATGGATAGAGCACTCTATGATATCGATTCTCTATATTATTATCAGTATTAGCAATTGTGCAAATGATATCTTCACCATTTACTAATTTGACAATTTTGTAACTAAAAGGATTAGTTTCTGTCATTTTAATCTTACCTTGCTAATTTCATAGTTGAACTGTTCTTCGTTGTAAATATTTAGTCGTTCTGTAAAGTGAGTAAGAGTGAAATTTTGTCTCTCTCTATAAGATATGTCATCTGCAATATCAAATACTAAAATGGAATCTTTAAGTACACTGCGGCGCAGCCCTCTTCCGATTGACTGCAAGACTCTAATTTTAGACTTGTATGGCGAAGCGAGCACGATGTTGTTAATATTAGGAATATTAATACCAGTACTAAAAACACCATAGGATGCAATAGTAATGGAGTCTTTCGATTCATTAACAATTTCACGTATTTTTTCCCGTTCTGTTGTATTTGTCCCACCATAGACAAAATATACATTTTCTTTCTCTTTTACTTTGTCGTATAAAATTTTACCATGCTTTTCTACCAGCTGGAATAAACATAAAGTGTTGCCATTAAGATGTAATAACAAATCACTAATAAAATTATTTCTTTTTTCCTTTGCCACAAGATATTGTATTTCTTCTGCATAAGTCATTCTTTCTTTTATAGGTTGATGTTTTAACACTATACATTTTATTTTTAAATTTGCAAGAGTTTTTTTATCTATTAACTCTTTAGTAGTTACTACTTTTTCAACAGGACCAAATAACCCCTCTAATACAAGTTGATGCGTCTGTGTGCCGTCTAGCGTCCCTGTGAGCCCGTATCTATACT